TCCAGCAACGGCACCATGACTGAGATTGTGAAATTAGCCATTGGTGAGATAGAAGCGTGCCATCCGTTAGACGGCGAAATGTAAGGATCGCTAGGTGCAACGATGACGCTGTTAGCAATAGGGGTTGCAGGCGGAAAGCTAAAAACTGACCACTTAGCATTGTCGATAAGGGCTGTTGCTATACCTGCTCGGAGTGTTGATATGGCGGCCATTAGCCCACCATCGATCTCGGATCGAGATAAGGTGCAAGCAATCCACGAACACGGGCTAAGAGTGTGTTACCCATGCGATAAGGGCTTGGTTGATAGCCGTCGATGGTAACGCCACCGCTTGATGGAGCCTGACGTGATTGCCAAATGTCAATCGAGATCATAAGTGAAGCTTCTTGGATCGCTGGGATCGTTGAATAATCTGTGTAAGTCTCAGCGGCAGCGATGCCATAAGGCTCGACTGTGTGACGTGGATTGTCCTGAGTGTGTGAAGTAGTGACATTAAAAGATCGAGTGTCAACGCCTGTGATTGTCTTGGTGCCGTTGTACTTTGTGCCTGCGCCTGAAATAACTACTGACTGTCCGACGTAAAACACTTCGCGGATTGGTTGGTCAAAGTAAAGTGTGCCTGTTGTGCCCGTGTTGCCGTGAGCAATTATGTACTGCTGATTCTTCCATAGAAAAGGTAAGAGTACGTTATCCGCTGCGTCGCAGACAGACTGCAAGACTGCATCAGTATAGAGAGTACCGACGCCAAGGGCGGTGCGAAGCTCTGCAACTGTTGTCAATGCCATGCTCTGATCCTTTCTAAAGACTGGCTGGGTAGAAGGGCACTACCCAGCCAGCGACTTAGGGAGTTACTTACGACTTGTTATTCTGGAATGCGCCTGCTGCAACCTTAGTTGCGATCGCGCCGTAGCCGTAGTAGCCGATTGTGACCTGACCTGCGGCTGTTGATTCAGCGCGTAGGCGGTAGGTTGGGCTTTCGAACCATGTGTATGCATCTGGGTTAACGATAAGGATTGTTCCATCGCCATCGCCTGCATTAGTAGGATCGACGTAAAGGTTAAGACCTGCAACGTTACCTGTGAGTGATGTAGGTGCTACTGCTCCGCCTGCGTTCTGTGGCTGTGAAGCTGTGTAGATTGGACGTCCAGCATCGTTGAGTGACATGATGTTTGACCATTGTCCCGTAGATACGATCATGTTACGAGCAAATGGATTTGGAAGTCCTGCTGTTGCTCCATAGACTGAAGCTGATCCGCGAGCAACGATTCCGAGAAGCTCGGCCGCTGTTGGATAGGTTGCGACGCCTGTTGCATCAACTGTTGCACCTGTGATCAGTGCTGCGTTGACTGCTGCGTTGGTTGACTTTGCATAAGCCGCTGCCATGTTGCGAACGAGTTCATCGAAGAATGCTGGGGATGTACGATCTAGCAATTCAACTGAGAATACCTGTTGTCCCGCGTACTTTGCAACGCTTACGCTTAGGAATGCAGAGTTCTGATCTGTGTTGGAGAATGCTGCATCTTCTGCTGCGACTGCAACTGTTGGCATTGCTGTGATCTTTGGGATCTCGAATGTCATACCAGCATCAGGAAGCACTCCACGAGAGATTGCGTCGATTGATGGACGGATGGTTGTTCCGAGAGGGTTGATGATCTCTGAAAGTTGACGTGTTGGCACGAGACCAGCGTTGTCAGTTGTGTTGTCTGCTGCTGCGATGTACTGACGTGCTGAGTCATCGCCTAGTGCTGCGCGGATTGACTGCTCAGCGTACTTTGCAGCTGTTACTTCGATTCTTGGCTTTGTGTAAGCCATTGCTGTTACAGCAGGGCGAGCAGCTTCAACTGCGGCAGCCTCAACTGTAGGTGTTGCTTCGACTGCTGGAGTGGTTTCCACTGTGGCTGTCTCGCTTTCTGTTGGTAGGGTTTCTTCAACGGCTTCATCTTCAGATGCCGCGATATCGGTTACGGCTGCAGACTTAAAAGCTGCTGCCTGAACCAAACTGACTTCGAGTAGGTCAGCACTCGATACATACAGCACGCCATTCTTTGGCTTTGCTGCATTGACCATAACTCCGACTGAAAGTCCTGTGCGGAGTTCTTCGCTAGCCTCGATTAAAGCATCGGTGCCACGGGATGACTTAGAGATTTTGAAAGATGCAAAGATTCCATCTTCTGTCTCATTAAAGAATTGAGCGCGGCCAATCGGCTGCTTTGGGTCATGCTCTAATAAGAGCTTCACTTTGCTTGAATCAGCGATATTGATTGCGCCACGCTCAAAGACAACAGCACCGGCGGATGTGTTTCCGACCTCGCCATTAAAAGGAACGATCTTTCCTGAGATTGTGCGCTCTGACGCATCTGCTGTCAGTTCTGCTGAGAATGTGAGCATCTCTTTCATTGCATGCCTTCGCTTCCGTTAGGTGTTAGGTCCGTCATCGCCATTGCTTGTTCTTGAGTGATCAACTGTAGATCAAGCATTTCGCGAATGATTGAAAGTTCAATAAGTGGGTCGGTGCGTAGATAATTCTTATCGATGTCAAATTTAACAATGTTGCCTCGAGCTGTGATGTCATCCATTGAGAGACGATCTTCGATTGCTGAGATAAATGGCTGTAGAGATAGTGTGAGGAATTGACGACGCTCATCTGTGACGTTGGCATAAGTCATCGTAGTGTTCTGATCTGCTGAGACGTAGTAAGGTGGGACGTTACATAAGCGAGCGATCTCTGTAGCAAGATTCTGAATGGCCTCGTTATACATCATGTCTTTAGGGCTAAATCCGACTGCCTCGTATTGGAGAGTCGATGTGAGATAGGCTGTAGAGCGATTAAGGCGAGCATTCTTCCACGCGGAAAGTAATCCCTGTACTTCGGCAGGTGGAAGGTCTGCGCCTGAATTACGAATGTAACCTGTAGCCATTGGGGTCGCCGCTGCAACTACGCTGGCTTTCTGAATGTCTAGAGCTGCGCGAATTGTTGAGACGCCTGTGTTGAGAATGCCATCGCTTAGCGATTGGAATGTGATAAGGGAACCGAGGCCGTCCATTGGGACTGTAGTGCCATCGATTGCGTAAGACTTGACGAATACATTGTCACGATCGAGTGTCGCTGTGACTCGGCTGTTAGCAATCCACTCAAAACGTGATGGGCGACCATCTTCTTGATAAGTCTCAACTACTTGCCAAAATGCTTGGCCATAAAATAGAAGCGAATCGACTGTGTAGGCAATAGTGACAGAACGTGGCTGTGAATATGAAGGTTGATCGAGCCATAGTGGCTTTCCTAATTCTTCACCCGTGGACTTTTTGTAAAGCTCAAGTGGGATGGTGCCGATTGTGCCAGCAAGTAGATTGCGACAACGCGCTAGGGCAGGGACTCCCATTGCTTCGGTGCGACCGACGTAAGCAAATTGAAATGGCATCGCATAAGGTGAATACTCACCTAGAACCTGAGGTGCGTATTGAGCCTCGACATTTGCTTTCGGTGCTGCACCTGTAAGGCGCGAAAGGATACCCATAGAGGGCAATTATACACTATGCGGTGTAGATTGCTGCGATCTGTTGAGGTTTCATCAACATACTTACTACCATTGCTAAAGAGATTGGCGCCGATATATCGCCAGCACTTTTACGCTTAACGATTCTCCATGCTGAATCGTTGACCTTAGCCGCGCAATTATTCATCTGTTTGATCAGTTCATCTTGGCCGTTATGGACTACTCGATTGTTAACTAGACCATCAAGTAAGTCAGAACATGCCTGATAGAATTGCTGTCCTGATACATCTTGAGTCACCTGCCCTGCATTGGCAAGGCGCTCGGCGATTGACTGCGTTGCGTATTTGTCATAACAGATCATCTTCGGCCGGTACTGATCAGCCCATCCTTTGATGTCAGCTGCTATCCGCAAATCATCTACCGAGACTTGGCTTTCCCACGTCTGCAAGATGCCGACACCAATTCGTCCGTCAGCCATAACCTGACCAGCAACGAGGCTCGCATTGCGGCGAGATGGAGATACATCGAAACCAAAAATCGTATAGCCACCGATCGGAATCGTGAGCGTGGAGTCTGAGGTTTCCTCAAGTACGCCATGAGGCCACGGACTCGATAGAGAATCAATCCATTGGCATAAAGTCTCAGTTCTAGTGTTTTCAATCGGGCTTGTTGCGATAGCTTCTTCAATGGCTTCCTCTGTGATTGTGTAACCGAGTGCAGGGTTAGCTTGAGCCCATCCTGCTCTATCTGTGATCTTGCAGTATTGGGGAGCAGAATACTCATAAAAGCCAAATGACTTAGGTGGAGCACTTAGGGCTCGCTCTCTTAGCTCGTTGAGAACTGTTGAGAACGCATCACCGGCATTCGACGTCAGTAGTGTGTGGGAATTCGGATGGGCACGCGTGACTGGGACTGCAGCGCGATACCCCTCAGGACTGATCTCGCGTACTTCATCAATGTAGAGCAGGCCTGAAATTGACCTGCCTCGACTGCCATCTCTCGTTGCAGCGACTACATCTAAACGGGCACCCGATAGCATCTCGATGGACTCGGTGCCGTTAGCGTGCCTAATTTGTTTGACCATGCCTTTGAAATGATCGTTATTCTCTAAAGCGTTAGCCACCTGCCGAAAGGTCTCTAGCGCCATCGAGCGATTAGATGACATGATCAGGACGTCTGTATTCCACTTGAGCAGGTGGGTCAGAATGAGCATACGGGCCAAAAACGTCTTTCCATTTTGTCTCGATATAAGCAACAGCGAAAACTTGCGGACGAAGCGATCATTCTTATCAACTGTCAGCATGTCCTTGAGAACGTATTCCTGATAAGGCAATAGCTTCTGTTTCAGGATAGTGGCAATTTCTATGACGTCATCGACCTTACTTTTACCTTTCAAAGGTACTGATTGGAGCCGTGGTTTAGTTGCCCCTCGTAAGACTTTTTTACGCTCGGCCATTACTCGGCATCAATCGGGTTGATGTTGGACTGAAACGGACTGTCTCGGTGAACTTTGGACTGCATTGGAGAGAGGAAGGCAGG